AGTAGCAAGCACTACTAGAGATAAATATACCTACGCTTGTGACACAAATGGATCAGCTACAGCCTCTAGTGTAGCATCAAACTTAGGTGCTGCTACTGGGAATAGCACTAGAGGAATATTTCAGTTAGCAAACTCTACAACGACACGAAATAAATATACTTATGCTTGTGATGCAAATGCAGTTGCTACCGCAGCAAGCGCCACATCTACTGGAGGTTCTGCTACGGGTAATTGCACACGGGGAATATTTGCAATTGGAAGCCAAACAACAACCCGCAATAAATACACTTATGCATGTGATACAAGCACAGCAACAGGTGTTGGGGCTGCAAGTGCTGTATCATTTAGAGGTGCGGCTACTGGAAATAGCACTAGAGGTATTTTTGCTTTAGGAGCAACTGGGTCGCCGTGTGCCGCTCCGTCAACAGCCAGAAATAAATACACTTATGCCTGTGACACAAGCACAGCTTCAGGCGTTGCTGTTTCAAGCGCGGTTTCAACCGGTGGCGCTGCTGCATCAAATGGAATATCAGGGGTTAATTTATAAATGAACTCCAATCCACATAGAAATAACTGTGACTTTCAGTTACGCCATTTCATGGCTGGTTCATGTTTTACTCCTGATGGCGCTTGGATGCTAATGTATAGCCAGAAGGTAGATAGAGAGGCTGTTATTAAAAGTTGTGAAGCGCAACGTATTCGTAGAGAAGCCACTATACTAGATGCGCAATCTATTATTGATGACTTAAATAGCTCTAAAACAGATAAAATGAGAGCTCAGGCAGATATTATGGAGGCTAACGCCAATTACTATGTGTGGGAAAAGAATCTAGAAGCTGCAAAAATGGAATTAAACACCATCAATGAAATTATGATGGAATTAGAGCCACACCGTAAATATGCGCATCTTCCATTATTGGAAGCAAACGAAGCTGCGCAAAGAGAAGAATGGCTTGGTGAGTTTAAAAATAGAGTTGAAAACTTTCTTTTCTCAATTGGCACTATTCCAGAAGACCAGCTTAGGGCTATGAGAAATCATCCTGACTTTCAGACTGAGCTTTTGCCGCATATCCAAGGCGTTATGACCAAACTGTCAGGAGCAAAGAACGCTATTGAATGCTTAACAAATCATTCTGAATATTTTTTAGAAGATAAGCGTGATGTCTGAAGATATTTTAAACAATATACATTGTTTCCCAACCACAGTTTATTCAATTAGTAAGCCAGAGTTTCTTGATTCTGTTCGCAAATCTTCTAATGCCGCATTATTATCTGTAGATCATGAGTTAAATGATATTTACCCTGTAAAAATGACAGGGGATATTTCACAAGACCCATCCATACAGGATTTTTGTTCTTATACTGCTGTTACGGCCCTTAATATTTTAATAGAGCAGGGTTATAACGTAAAAGGAAAAGCTGCATTTTTTACGGAAATGTGGTGCCAGGAGCATTATAAATTCAGCCAAATGGATCAACACATTCATCCTAATGGCGTTCAAATTGTTGGATTTTATTTTTTAGACACGCCGGAAGGGTCATGCGCAGCCACATTTCATGACCCTAGACCAGGCAAAACTCAGCTTGGAATTTCTGAGGATGACATATCTAATGTGACGTATGCATCAAATGCTTTTCATTTTAGGCCGGAGCCTGGAATGCTTGTTTTGACCAATGCTTGGCTACCGCACAGTTTTACTAAAAATGGCAGTAGTGATCCTTTTCGTTTTGTCCATTTTAACATTTCTTTAATTGATAATCCTCATAGTGGCATAGAGGTAGAGGTTATATGAACCACTACCAAATACGCTATAATAAGACAAAGGGACAGCCAGGGCGCGGGACTAAAGATCATGTTTGGCGCGTCTTCGAGAATGGGTTAAAAGAATATCTTGCAAAACACGTTAAGATAAATGTTCCTTCTTGGGATGAGCAAACTGGTGATGATTATAACATTGCCTGTGATGGTTTTTTGCAAATAGACAGGGAAACCTCTACGGCTATTATTAACGGAGAAAATCAATGACGACTTATGCAGAGGTCCAGGGGACAACCTTAATTCTTTATCCGTATCTTTTTTCTACGTTACAGTCTCAAAATCCTTATACAAACTATGGCGACAATTATGATGTTGCTTATTGGTTTCCTCAGACTCAATTGGCTATAGATAATGGTTATACCCTTGAGCCTGTTACAATTTTACCAGAACCTACATATGACACAAATACAGAAATATGTGTTCAAGACGCCGACCCAAAAATGATTGGTGAAACTTGGACTCTAGGCTGGACAGTTTCTGAGATGACGCCAGAACAAAAAGCTTCTCATGATGCTCAAGTTCAAGCTCAAAATAAAAATCAAGCTACTCAGCTTTTAACCAATACTGATTGGACATCTATTCCTTCAGTTGCTGATCCGGCTCAGTCAAATCCTTATTTAATGAATCAAAATGATTTTTTTACATATAGAAATCAAGTTAGGGCAATAGCTTTAAATCCTCCAACAACTCCTGTAACAAATTGGCCTGTTGTTCCTACGGAGCAATGGAGTCAATAAGTAAATACGGGATAGGAAAATGTAATTAAAATGCCTAAGGGGGAAGGGCTATGGAAGATAGAAAGCTAAAAATCTGCGTCTATGCCATCAGCAAGAATGAGGCGCATTTTATTAAAAGGTTTGCTGATTCCTGCCGTGAGGCTGACCTTGTTATGGTTGCTGACACTGGCAGCACTGATAGCACAATTGAGGAGTGTAAGGCTAACGGCGTTACAGTCCATCAAATCTGCATCACGCCTTGGCGGTTTGACCATGCCAGAAATGCAGCCATTGCCCTTATTCCTAAAGAAATGGACGTTTGTATTAGTTTAGATATTGATGAGATGTTGGAGCCTGGGTGGCGTGAGGAAATTGAGAGGGTTTGGATTAATGGTGTTACAACCCGCCTTAGTTATTTCTTTGACTGGGGCTGTGGCATTAAGTTTCGGTATGAGAAAATTCATGCCCGTCACGGCTACTTTTGGCACCATCCCTGCCATGAATATCCTGTTTTTGATAAGCGGATTAATGAGGTTTACGCCTATACTGATAGGCTGATTGCAACCCATCATCCTGATCCAACTAAGAGCCGTGGCCAGTATATGGACTTGCTGGAGCTGTCGGTTAAGGAAGATCCTTTATGCTCCAGAAACGCTTTTTACTATGCCAGAGAGCTTTCTTTTAATGCTCGGTGGCAGGAGTCAATTGACGCCTGCAAGAAGTATTTGGAAATGCCGAATTCTGCTTGGGAGAATGAACGCTGCTACGCCATGCGGGTTATGGCTAGGTGTTACGCGGAAATGGGTAATGCTTATGAATGTGAAAGATGGTTCCAGCGGGCTGCGGCTGAAGCTCCTAATACAAGGGAGCCATGGTGTGAATTGGCTATGCTGTATTACCGCCAGTCCAGATGGGCGGAATGTTATGCAAGTTGCATGAGAGCTCTTCAAATTAAGGAGAGGGAATTAGTTTACACATGTGATCCGGCGGTTTGGGAGCATTGGCCTCATGACTTGGCTAGCATATCCGCTTGGCATTTAGGGTTGAGGGATGAGGCTTTAGAGCAAGCAAAGATTTCTGTTGAGAAGTCCCCTAGAATTGACAGGCTTAGGGATAACTTAAAGTTTATATTGGAAAGCTTTAAGCCGAAGCCCAAAATCCCTAACATAATCCATTTTATGTATTTCTACGGAGAGAAATCCCGTGACTTCAGCTACCTTAACTATTTGGCTGTAAAAACTGCGTTTGATGTTCAAAAGCCGGATAAGATTTATTTTTATTACAATAAAGAGCCGGAGAGTAACGAAAACTGGGACAATATGAAGCAGTATGTTGAGATGGTTCATATTGAACCACCAACGGAGCTTGAGGGCGTTTCATTAGACGGGTGGGCCCAATATCAGTCTGATGTTGTTAGGCTTCAGAAGCTTTATGAAATGGGCGGTATCTATTTGGATACAGATTGTTTCCTGACAAAGCCTCTTAATGACTTCATGGACAATGACTGTGTGTTGGCTGGGTTTGTTGGAGACGTTACTGGCACAAAGTTTAAAGATGAATCTATGCCGGCGGCAACAATTTTGGCTGCTCCAAAATCTGAATTTATTAGGATTTGGATTGAAAGACTTCCTGAGGCCCTAAAGAGTGGGGAGTGGGCTTGGCATATTGTTGGTCTTCCTGTGGAAATATACAAAGAAAACAAAGATTTGCTTACTTTAATAGAGACTGAAAAGTTCCTTCCATTTGATTTTTATGATGAATCAATATTGAGAGAGGAATGCGCCGACGCATATTTGCCGACACTAAATGGCAGCTATGCTGTTCACATGTGGGACACTATATGGCAAGATACACTGCGGCATATTAACAAAGGTTATATGCTGACTGTGGATAATGCTTTCACCCGTCTCTTTAAAAAACACGTAGAAAGTTAATAGCATGGAACCTCAAACAATCATTAACCTTGTAGCGGGTTCAGTATTAATGGTTGTTGGATGGTTAGCTAGGGAGCTTTGGGTTGCTGTGAAAGAATTAAGGGCCGACCTCCATAGAATTGAGATAGAAATGCCAACGAATTATATTAGACGGGATGAGTTTTCTGATGGTATGCGAGAAATTAAAGAAATGTTGACAAAAATATCTGATAAGTTGGATGGTAAGGCTGACAAATAGGCGGGATGGTTATGGCGAATAATACTGCCCAATGGGAATCAATTATTCGCAAAATAGCTCCAACCGCAAGGCAAAGTATTATTAATGGCCTTGCTGCGGCAATGCCGGAAGTCATAGAAATTGCCAATCTTTCTACTAAGGGCCGACAGGCCCAGTTCCTTGCTCAAATTGCTCATGAGAGTGATGGCTTTAGGACTACTGTTGAATATGCCAGTGGGCGGGAATACGACAACAGGTCCGACTTAGGGAATGGGCCAAATGACGGACCTATTTATAAGGGGCGGGGACTTATACAAATAACTGGTAAAAACAATTATAGAAAATACGGCAATGAATTAAATGTTGATTTCATCAGAAATCCAGAACTAGCATCTCAATTCCCTTATGCTGCTTTGACGGCGGCCCTATTTTGGCGTGATAACAATTTAAACAAACTTGCTGATATAAATGACATTGATGGGATAACCCGTAAAGTAAATGGTGGGTATAATGGCCTTGAAAGTCGGCGCCGTTATTTGAAATTAGCAAACTACCAATTAAATGACGTTAGGCTTGCTCAAAGCCGTCTTACCCAGCTTAATTATCCTGTTGGGGGGATTGACGGAATTCATGGCCCCTTAACCAGAAGTGGGATAAGGGACTTTCAAGATGCTGCAAATCTTCCCATAACAGGTTCATTGGACCCGGAAACAATTAGGGTTTTGCACTCAAATGATGCACCTATTCGGCCTGTGTCGGATGAGAGGGCAAATATAACTGCTTCTGAGCTTAGGGATTCTGGTTCCAATACAATAAAAGGGACAGATGAGGCTAGGATAGGCGCCATTGGAGGCGGACTAGCCACAGCTGCGGGTATTACAACGCAGGCGAGTACTATTATTTCTAATGTTCAAGATATAGCTGCAAGCGCCCAATCTGGAATAGACTTTTGGTCATTTATAAAATTTTACTGGCCTGCTCTTTTTGGAATTATTGCTACAATTGTAGCATGTTACTTTGCCTGGAAATGCTATAAAGGCGCCAAGCTGGCAGAGCAAAGCCGGGTTAGGGACGCCGCTGTTGGTATAAATGTAGCGAGGTAATATGCCGTTTGCAATTTTACCCGCCTTACAGTGGCTTGGTGGCTCAATATGGTCCTTTACCAGTTCCACATTGGGCCAATTTGCTATTGTTTTTGCTGTTGCATGGTTTTGGTCAGCCCATCACACAAACTTTCAGTGGGAAACCAGGGTTGCAGCTGAAAATGCCGCCAGAGAGGCGGCTTATCATGCTGAAGTTATACGCCAACAAGAGGCTGCGAGGGAAATAACTGCCGCAGCTACGGCCAGGGCTGACGAAAACGCCTTATTAGCTTATAAGCTAAAAAATCAGATAGATGAATTTAATGCTCAGGAGACGAAAAGTGAGCAATCCATCAAAATATCATGCCCCAAAGTTAGGTATAATTGCCGTGTTGACGACGACTTTGCTGGCGTCGTGCGCAACCTCGACGCATCAGCTGGAAAGGGCAAGGCTTCCAGACGCACCCGCTGATTTTGGCAAGCCTGTTCCACTTCCTGTGGCCACTAAAGGGAAAAGCATAAAGACTTTTGCCCTTGAGAATAGGGCGGCGGCCATTACAGCAAATAAGAGGTTGGAGGCTGATGGGGATTTTTATAATGATGTTTTGCGTCAATTTGGTGAGATTATTCAATAATTTATTTTTGTGGTAAGATTGTAGAGGGCAAAGAGGCATATAATGACGACTGGCTTAAGCTACGACGGGACTGTCCCCGGAACCACAAGTTATATTGGTCAAATTTCTACCATGGCCGTTGTTGACCCAACGGACACCGCTTTTTTGGCTATTTTACCCCAAATGATTACCTATGCGGAAAACCGCATATATAGAGATGTTGACTTCCTTTTCACATCTATTGCTACGACTGCCTATGGATTGACTGTTGGAAGCCGTATTATTTCTGTTCCGGCTGGCACTCTTGTTGTTCCTGAACAGATTAATGTGATTACGCCTTACACTGTAACCAATCCAGATTTGGGGACAAGAAACCCTTTACTGCCAACAACCAAGGAATTTTTAGACGCTGTTTATAACGTGGCGTCTAATACTGGCTTGCCTAAATATTTTGTTCCATTTGATGATTACACTTTTCTTGTTGGTCCATATCCTGACAGCAATTACACCTGCGAGATAATTGGAACTTACCGTCCAGACAGTATGTCAGCATCAAACCTTACGACGTTTATCAGCCTTTATCTTCCTGATTTATTAATCATGGCCAGCATGATTTACATTGCTGCTTATCAACGCAACTTTAGTAGTGCAATGGGTAATGATCCTCAAATGCCTGTAACGTATGAGACTCAATATCAAACACTTCTTAAGGGCGCCGTATCTGAAGAAAATAGAAAGAAGTTTGAGGCTGCGGCTTGGTCTTCTCAATCTGCTTCTACAACTGCTACTCCGACTCGCGGTTAACGAATGTCGCACACTACATTAAAGTTAATCCCTGGAGTTGACCAGAATAGGACGCTGGCTTTAAACGAAGCCGCCATTTCCTACACAAACCTTGTTAGATTTGTCCCTGACAAACAGGGATTAGGGCTTGTTCAAAAGCTTGGTGGGTGGACCCAGTGGTTTAGGGGTCAGTTGTATTCTACCGTTAGGGCTTTATGGGCCTGGGAAGATACAAATGCCTTGGCTTATCTTGGCGTTGGATCACAGACAACTATTGCTTCTATTTTAACGGCTTCATGTAATGGAACATTGGCGACCATAACCTACAGTGGAAGTTCATTATTTCAAGTTGGATCAAATGTTATTATTTCTGGAATTAGTGTTAATGCCTATAATACGCCGGTAGGAACTTCTACGGTAGTAGCTGCCTCTGGTCCTAATTATATTCAATACACATTAAGCGGTTCTCATGCGTCTGTGTCTAATCCAGACGGATCTCCAATTGGAGCCTTAAGTTCTGGTGATGGACTTGGTTACATTGCTGCAAATGCAAACACCTCATTTAATATTATAACTCCCCGCGTTACATTCAGCACAAATTCACCTCCAGACGCTGTTACAACAGCCGGAAGTTCACAGGTTCGGATAAATAACGCTGGATCTAATGTATCTAATTTTGACTCCGTTTACATAAAAACACAAATTAGTGTTGGCGGCCTAATATTATTTGGCAGCTATCCTTGCACATACATTGATGGCGCTAATAGCTATTTTATAAATGCAAAAAACATAATTGGGAGTCCCGTTGCCGCAACTACAACAGTTCCGCCTGGGACGGCGGCAAGTGTTCCTATTTTTACATTTGCAATAGGAGACCAAACTGCAACAGTAACGCTACCTAATAATGGTTATTCTGTAGGGGACACATTCCCAATTATTGTTCCGTTAAATTTTGGCACAACAACCCTTTACGGAAACTACATTGTATCTTCTATTATTGATACAAATAACTTTAAAATATCATTAAAATCAATTCCTAATTCTTCTGTTATTATTTCTATATCTGGAAATGGGACAACAACAGGAACATTTACCTATTCTGGCGTATATAATTTTAACGTAAATGACCATATATTAATTTCAAATTATACAGGTCCTGCATCTCAATTTAATACTCCATCAGGTCAATATGCTAAAATATTAACAATTGATAATGTGTATAAAACAGTTACTTTTCAAAATTCCAATGGCTCCATATTTATGTCAATGACAGAATCTGTTCAACAGGGTTCTGCTTTTATAAATCAATCTTATTTAAATAATGGGAATGCTTATTACGAATACTTAAAAACTCCAGGCCCAACCCCTTCTGGGGGTGGATACGGTAATGGATATTATGGGGATGGTTTATATGGAACGGGAACTCCTGGACAAGCAACTGTTGCTGTAACGGGATCTCCAATTGCTGCGGTAGACTGGACGCTTGATAATTGGGGTGAAATTCTTGTTGCCTGCCCTATTGGCGGTCCAATTTATAATTGGTCTCCAACTGGCGGGAATTCAGTAGCCTCAGTTATGTCTAATGGCCCTATGGTAAATGATGGGATGTTTGTGGCTATGCCTCAACGTCAAATTGTTGCATGGGGGTCAACTTTTAATGGGATTCAAGACCCTCTACTTATCCGCTGGTGTGATGTTAATAATTATGGAAGTTGGGTTGCTACAGTAACAAATCAGGCAGGGTCTTACAGACTTCCTAAAGGCTCTAAAGTTGTTGGTTGTATTCAGGGGCCGCAACAGGGTCTGATTTGGACTGATTTAGGTATTTGGGCTATGCAGTATGTTGGCCCTCCGTATGTTTACCAATTTAATGAAATAGGCAATGGCTGCGGACTTATTTCCCGCAAGGCCGCAGCGTCTATGAATGGTGTTGTGTATTGGATGAGCCAAAGCCAGTTTTACAGGTTATCCGGGACTGGCGTTGAAGTTATTCGGTGTCCAGTTTGGGACGTTATATTCCAAGACTTTGATACAAGTGAAACGGCATTAAATAAAATTAGAATTGCTGTTAATTCTCAATTTGGCGAAATATCTTGGTATTATGCCACCAAAGGGTCAAACGGAGAAATTAGCAATTACGTTAAATATAATGCCGTTCTTGACCAGTGGGACTTTGGGACTTTATCCAGAACTGCTTGGATAAATCAGTCTGTTCTTGGGCCTCCAATTGGGGCCAGTGGGACAAATTATATTTACCAGCATGAAACTTCTCCTGATGCAGATGGTCAGCCACTTTATGCCAGCTTCCAAACTGGATATTTCCAAATTTCTGACGCTGAATACAAAGTCTTTGTTGACCAAGTTTGGCCTGATATGAAGTATGGGTATTATGGTGGGTCAAATGCTGCTGATCTTGTCATGACATTTTATGTCACCGACTATCCAGAGCAGACCCCTAAAGAATATCCATTTAACATTAACGTAAATACAACCTTTGTCACACCAAGGTTCCGTGGAAGGCTTATGTCTATTAAGCTTGAAACGGCGCCGGGAGATGTTGGGTCATTTTGGCGTCTCGGCGCTATTAGATACAGACTTCAACCAGACGGGAAGTTTTAGTGGCTACTCTAGACGACATTCTTACAACACAAAAAAATGGCGTTATTGCCCTTAATAACCTTAATAAGTCTTGGCAAGATTACGTCAATAAAACACGCGGACAAGTTACATCTGCTCCAATATCAGGATCAACAACACTTCTTTATACAGGAAGTGGTTATATTGTCAGAATATCTGTTTTAGTTTCTGGGTCGGCTGGAACAATATATAATGCCATTTCTCCGAGCGGAGCCATATCAGACAACCAAATTGTTATAATACCAGCTACGGTTGGAATTTTTGAAATAGGATTTAATTTTTCTAGTGGGCTCGTTATCAGCCCAGGTTCAGGCCAGACAGTAGTTGTCTGTTATACGACAAACTAAGGATTTAACTATGCCTCTTAAAAAGGGAAAATCCCCAAAAACAATTTCATATAATATATCTGAGATGATTAGTTCGGGTCATCCGCATAAACAGGCAGTTGCCGCTTCATTAAAGGAGGCATTTCAATCTTATGCCGAAGGTGGCGCTTCAGAAGCAAAAACATTTGTTGGTCCTATTCATAGCCCTGTTGCTGGCCGCACTGACCATCTTCCTATGCATGTTCCTTCTGGTGCTTATGTCATTCCCGCAGACATTGTTTCTGCTTTGGGGGAAGGTAATACAATGGCTGGGTTTAGGATTTTGAACAAAATGTTTGGGCGCCAAATTTTAGGTCCTGAACCAGCAACTGAGATCATTGCGGCTGGTGGTGAATATGTCTTGTCCCCTTCCACTGTAAAAAGAGTAGGTCAAGGTATCCTAGAACAAGGGCACCGTATTTTTGATGATTTGATAAAAAAATATAGGGCGAAAACTGTTGAGACATTAAAAAATTTGCCGGGGCCTAAACGGGACTAAGGAAGGGAATGTTATGGCTGAGGAAGTAAAAGTAAGAGTTGGAGGTCCAGAAGACCTGCATGAAATAATGAAAATGGCTTTAATGGTTTGTGATGAAAACGGACTGTCTGAGCCTAATATTGATAAAATTCTATATGATGTTGTCCCTTCTCTTCATCAGGATAGGGGAATTATTGGCGTGATTGGTCCAGTTGGCGGGCCTTTAGAGGGCTTTGTATTGTTAAGGATAGGAAATTTATGGTATTCTGATACGTCTATAATAGAAGAAAAAACCGTCTTTGTGCATCCTGATTTCAGAAGCGCAAAAGGCGGGAGGGCTCGTAAGTTGTGTGAGTTCAGTAAAAAGACAGCTGATGAGCTCAAAATGACGCTTATGATAGGCATTCTTTCTAATCAAAGAACCGAAAGCAAAATAAAGCTTTACAACAGATTATTTGGTAAACCATCAGGTGTGACGTATACATATGGAGCCAAAACTGGCGAGTGGAAAGAAAATGCTGCAAACAGCATATAGCCTAAGGGGCTTGGAGAGACGGTATGTGTAATTTTGGTTCTTCGTCCAATTCTGCTCCAACTATTCAAAATACTACTCAAGGTGGAAACCAGACTGTTACTGCACTTCCTGGTGTCGCAGAGGGTTATTACAATCCTGCTGGATCTATAGCTATGTCGGCTGCCTACAGGCAGTTTCAGCCATATAGTTCAGACCCTTCGTCTTTTGTGGCGCAGCTTAATCAAGATCAATTACAGTCAATATGGGACCTTAGACAGGCGCAAAACACAGCACAGCCGGCCTACCAAGCGGCGCTAGGGATGGCGGCAGGAGCTGGTGGTCAAAATGTATCTGATTTTAATATAGCTGAAAAGTCTCAGCCATATTACAACACAGCGGCACAATATACACAACAGGCCGCCACAGCCCCTGGGGGGTATCAAGCTGCCAATCCGTATCTAACTTCTGGTTTTGGTCTTGCTCAACAAGCATCTCAATTAACCACTCCTGTTGGTCAGCAGCAGATCCAGAGTTTTATGTCTCCATATTTGAAGGATGTCGCTGACCCGACAATGGCCTTCTTAAAGCAACAGCAAGAGCAGGCAATGGCTGGCCAAACTGGTCAGGCTATTCAGCAAGGGGCTTTTGGTGGAGATAGGGCAGGTATTGCCGCTGCTACGTTGGCTGCGCAGCAAGAAATGTCTAGCGGCAAGACTTACGGCGACATTATGCAGCAAGGCTATGGGCAGGCCCTTAACGCTGCATTTCAGTCTCAGCAAGCCAGCCAAGCAGACCGTGCGCGTCAATTGGCTGCCAGCCAGGCTATGGGTCAATTTGGTTCTACGGCTGGTCAGCTTCAGCAGGCAGACCTTTCGCGTCTTCTTCAGGCTGGTGATCAATATGCCAATATTGGAACATTAGGTCGCCAAGCTTATGAGCAGCAACAGACGCAACAGCAAGCTGATTTAACTAGAAAGCTTCAAGCCGCACAACTTATGGGTGGGTTGGGTGCTGGCGCACAAACAGCTCAAATTCAAGCTGCCCAGGCTCTTATGGGTGCAGGTGGGACTGAACAGCAGACGGCTCAAGCAGGGTTGCAAGCACTTTACAACCAATATCTTATGTCTCAGGCTTTCCCATTTCAGGTTGGCCAATATGCTGCAAATATTGCTTCTCAGCTTGGACCATTATACGGGCAAACTCAAAGCACAAATCAATATGGGTCACAAACCCAACAAGTTCCACTTTCATTTTTTGGGACTACGTTGGCTGCATCAGGTGGCGCAATTAATGGTTCTGAAGAAAGACTTGGTGGTGGTGTAACGGGATCAGGTGATTATGCACGAGGTGGCTTTGCTGATGGTGGGACTGGTCAATCAAGTCAATATGATCCATCAGAAGGTCTTTATGGCGGCATTGGTTATTTGAATATCAAGCCAACAAAGGCTTCTAATGTTCCTACTATGGCTGCTATGTCTCCACTGCCATTTTCATCACCAACAAGCTCAGGGAAGTCCGGCCTAAGTGCTCTTTCTGATTTATATGGTCAGGGCAAGTCTGCGCTTGGTGAATTAAAGGGACTTGACTCACTT